TTAATAGCTGGTTTTTAGTCTTTCTCATGCGGTGCGTAATACGCTCACACAAGCTAATTTCGGACGTTCCGTACGGCAAAATCACGTCTTCTGAAGGTACAAACATACTCACCTGACGCCCAAGAGAGGGGTCAAAGTACACTTTTTTGAACGCACTACCCGCAATTGGCAGGTTCCACAGCATCTTCTCATGCTCTGACCGGTACTCTTTCATTACCTCGGTCAGCTCATAGTTCATATCCTCTTGCACGCGCTGGGCTGCGTCGGTGTTCTCAGGCGTAATCTTTCCTATGATCTGTGTACGCACAGGACCTGACGCTGGAAACGTTTCCATAATCGCTTCAGCTTGGAAGCGCACGGCGGCTTCTGCAATCAGCGGGGAGTACACACCGCAAGCACCGGGCCAAGGCTCGATGCGCTCCTCGTACTTCAGACCCAGTAACTTAATACCATCGGTATACGTCTGCTCCCAGTCCTTGCGACTCGCAATGTCGTTGTCGTAGTCGGCAATCAGGTCGCCTACCAGTGTGGCAAGCTCTCTATCGTCGATGTATTCAGCAAGGTTTGCGCTAAACGGTACGTCTCCCTCATCGCCTTTCTTGTTAGGGATGATCGTGATCTCAACGCTGCCATCATCTAAGCGCACCATATCAGGATTGACAATCTCTAACTCTATCTCGGGTGTCTGATCCTCACTGAGCGCATCAATGCCCTGTGGTGCTGCGTACAAACCTTTTTCCATTGCCATAATAATTCCTAATAGTAAGCCGCAACACGTGGTCGCATGATTTCGTCTTCAGCGTCACTGTCTAATCGAATGAACCCACCACTACGGAACCGGGCAAGCGCCATTGACACGCAGTCAACCATATCGTCGTGGTCTGACGCAGGAAATGCAGCGACTTGCTCGACCACCGCTTCGGCCCATTTATAACTTGTGGGATACCACACCATACCAGACCTAAATATATCTGATATTGCGTTAACACGCGCTATTTTATCGCCTGTGCCCCGATGCGGGGTAAATTCTTGCACCGGTATACCCATGCGCCGCAACTCTTGGAAGAGTGGGGTCCCAGAAGACTTCTTTTCAACAATAAACGAGTCCGGCTGCCACTCTTTGTACTCACGCAGCGCCAGTTCCTTCAACTCGGGGAACTCAACCCGCACGTTGATAGCGTTTAGCAAGATGATGTGGCTCGCCTCACCTGTGTGACGCTCGTCGTTGAACACACCCCACGTGAGAAGGGCAGTAAAGTCGGCACGGTTGTTCTTTTCCGCTGCAGCATCGAGTGTCATGATGATGTATTCGCAGCTAGGTGCGTCATCTTGCTCCCATTTGCGCCACCATTCACGCTTAATCAGTGCACCTTCCTCTGCAGTGGGGTTCTGTTGGAACTGCGCGTTCCACTGGAACAGCGGCATGGATGCTTTTGTGCGGTGCAACGCCTTTAAATCGTAAAAATCAGGCCAAAGTGCCTTCTCGTTGTCGGTATTCTCGTTAAAAATGGCAGGAAACTCGAACAATTCGTACTGATCGGAGTTGGTAATGCGCCCCATGTCCTTGGCAAGCTTGCCAATCAGGTCATTCGGATGCCACCTTGTGTGCACAATAGCCACTTTACCCTGTGGCATAAGACGCGTTCGCGCACCATAAGTAAACCATTCATACACTTTCTCAAAAACTTCATAATTTCCGCTAATAACGTCTTGTTCTGAGAACGGATCATCCACAATCAGGAAGTGCGCACCTCGACCCGCAAGAGCCGCACCCACACCACATGCAAAGTACTCACCACCCATGTTGGTATTCCACCGCCCGGCGCTCTTAGAGTCAGCAGCAAGTGTGACTGTGGGAAATATCTGTCTATATGCAGGGCTTCCTACGACGTTACGCACCTTACGACCAAAGTCAACAGCCAGATCAGCCGTGTGCGAGACCATCAATACCTTCTTGTCGGGGTTTCTACCTAGATACCATGCAGGAAAAAAGATAGACACAAGCTGTGACTTGCCATGGCGCGGGGGTACAGACACACCAATACGATCTTCTTCGTCGCGCTCCATCTTCATCAGCAGGTCAGCAAGCCGGCGATGGTGTCGCCCAACCTTATAGTTAGGGTCCATGTGCTTACAGAACTCAATCAGATCGTCACGGCAGCTTGCTGAGAACTTGCGTTGCTCCAGCGTGTCGGCAATCTTTAGTATTTCGCTTTGTTCTTGAGCAGAAAATTCATCCAGACGAGTGAGCAGTATCTCAAGCTCTTCCTCGGTAAAGTCAAGGATGTCATCACTCATTGGGTGTGTCCCGGGTGATTCCAAGTTCTTTGTCTACGTCGATGTCATCAATCACCACAACGTCCTGCACATCTTTGTTCAAGATACGATTGAACTTCTCACGTAGTGTTTTACGCAAGTCCTCTGTGCTCTGGTGGGTAATTGTGACTTCCGAACGCTCAGTGAACAACCCCACATCGGTGATCTTGCCAAGCAGCTCTAACGCACGAATGCGCACCCGTGGGTCTGGGTTCTCGGATTCCAGCAGCAGCTTATTTGTGACGAGGTGTCGAATCTCAATGCTGTGACGCACGACAGCCGAACCAAACTCATCAAGGATACGGCGTGTTTCTATAAGAGATGCCGGCGGAAGAGCTGCCGCACGTTGGGTGGTAACTTGTTTTGATGTTGTTTCTGGGCTTGCTGCGTAGGATGTTGCAAGGGCTGCAGCGATGTCTTGGGCTTCTTGGCTTGCTTCTTCTAACTCGTATCCATGCCCAGCAAGAATATCCGCCGTGCACGAGACCGCCCGCACTCTTTCGTGCAGGTCAATTACACCCTGTTGTGGGGTAAGAGGTACACCTTGATCAGGTGTAAGCACCAATGCCATATGTTGTTCCTACGCGATGGCTTATGCCACGTTCCACATAGTGTACAACGCTTTTAAATTTTTACAAAAAAATTTTTGATATGCCCAATTTAAAAGTGACGGGGGGTGTTCCTATGTAAAGCTTAGTACAAGGAACGCCAAAAAGCCAAATAATATTTAGTACAAGGAACGCTTAGGAAACGTGATTATTTGCGGGGAATAGTATACATGCAGCACGGCACGCTTGACTGACTCAGAGGGGGATGGGGGTACGGTGGGTCACGGCGAATCCTGACCGTGGTCAGGGAAAACTTATCAGATCTTGCCATAACTTGTCACTATTTGACACTACCTGCTATTTGCCCTATAATTAAGTTGTCGGTTGCACAACGACATAAAACTTTAAAAAGGATTTAAACCATGAGTACTTTTGAAAACTTCGCGCTATCGAGCGCAGCACGTTCAACTCTGATTGACGTTGTAAAACTCGGTGAGAAAGCCGGTAACCAGTTGGTGAAAGCCGCTGACCAGTTGATCGCTGACGGTTTGTCGTTCGCTAACCTTGAAACCGAAAAGAAAGGCGGTTCGCCTGAAGTTCGCGCTGAGGTGAAAGCAGCTTTGTTTCAGGGCTTAACAAAACGCGAGCAGGACATCATTACCGCCGATGTTAAAACCCTCGATCTTGTTCAGAAAACCGAACGGGATATTGCTAAAAACAAGATCGATTCATACTTGCGTAAGGTTCGCAACCATATGATGCCTGAGGTTGAGGGCGAGGGCGAAACTAAAACCGAAGTTCAGCGCATTCAAAAATTGCTTGAAGATGCGATCACGAAGATGCAAGGATTGGTCGAGCCTACGTTTGATGTTGTCGATCTTGTGAAGCGCATCAAGTCAGTTAAGGGCGCAATGCCTGCAGTTTAATCAACCACGGGACAAGGCGGCGAAAGCCGCCTTGCTACATTATGCAACGCAAACTATTAGATGTTTTCTGCTACGTTTTTCTTTTCGCCATGATGCTGTTTTTTGCTGATTGGGTTCTCGATATCCTTGCACAATAACCTAGGGGTTTACCATGCCTGAATTTAAATTCTCAGATATTCACTTGTCTAATTTGCTAATGTGGCAAATCCGTGGCGATCTTAGCAATACGAAAAGACAAGACGTCTTTTGGATTAAACCTATTAAATCCGGCACTATCGTGCATAGTTATGAGAGCCGTAAAACCGTGGCTGGTGAACGGTTTCAGTTTTTTAAGTATTGCCCAAACGCATAACACGCACCAACTTACTAACCCGCTTCGGCGGGTTTTTTTACGCCTGCTCGGTTCGCGCCCAGCAGGTTTTTTTACGCCTATTGCACCTGACTATGGTCAGGTCAACTTCTCACCCTGTGATTTTTCGCCGCCCTTGCGTGACAGTATCCAGAGCAGCGTGGCGTGGGGGATTGCAGCAGGACTTATTTCAGGGCGATGCCGAACGCAGCAGAACTCGTGTGACAGTATCCAGAGCAGCTTGGCGTGGCGATGCGAAACCTGACTATGGTCAGGATCGAATGTTCTAATGTTCGTTTTACCTAATGTTCTAATGTTCGTTTTACCTAATGTTCTAATGTTCGTTTCTTGGTGAAATTGAATGTTCGCTTTACTTATAATTTGAGATGCTTTTGGTGTGTTTGAATGTTCTAAAAAAGGGCTAATGTTCTGTGAAAGTTCCTATAAAGTTCGCTTTTTTTTGACATAAAACGAACAATCCATTTGGTGAGCAAACGTGACAGATTACCGCAAGGTACAGCAAGAAGTGATAAGCAGGATTTTACATATTGTTACTTATACTTATATATATTAATAATTTTATTTTATTAGAATAGAATGTTCGTTTT